ACTTTTGCTTATGAGTGGAAGCCGGGGCGATAAAGACAAAATACTTGAAAGGTTTGCTTCATCCCGGCTTAACGGAGAATGGTTTAAGCCGGATGCTCGCCTGTTGGAAGAAATTAAAGAACTAAGCGCCAAAACATAAAAACCTAAAATAAAAAGGAGCATACCGAGCATATGCGAAAAAAATTAATCGAAAAAACCGAAACGGAAACCGAGGTCGTATTAATATATTCAATCCCGCCTACTTCGCAAGACGAAATGTGCATGGCCGAAGTAATACACAAAAAGGAGAAATAGCAATGAAAAAAGTGTTTTTGGTTAAGCGAATAACAAAAGTAAACTACGACGAATATGACTCATGCGTAATAGTGGCCGATGATGAGGACGATGTAAACGAGATAATCGAAAACTATATAGACTATCCTGGCGTCGATCAAGGCTACGCAGATCGGGGTAGGCACGACAGAAAAATAACTGAGATAAGCTTAGAGCACCGCGGAATAGTATGCTCTAGCTTTAACGCGGGGTGATATTATGATTCTCAATCCACTATCACCCTCGGACTGCGAGCGGGTCCGCTTATGGCGAAACAAAAGTCTTGCCATGTTGCGCACGCCATTTTTGCTGACCGAGGAAATGCAGGCAGACTTCTATAAAAATGTTGTCTGCAACCGCAACGCCAATGCGCGGTATTGGGGCATATGGGATAAAGCAACGGTTATAAAACCAAGGGAAGCATGGTCGTCGTTCGATGATAAAAAGCATACAACCGCTGGGGTCGCCTTAATCGGCATGTGCGGCCTTGAAAACATTTCATGGGAAAATCGCAACGCCGAGATCAGCATCATTATTGACCCCGACCAGCAGCGCAAAGGCTACGGCGCGCAGGCGGTTGCGCTTTTGCTTGACCAGGGATTCAATTATCTAAACCTTGAAAATATTTTTGGCGAATGCTACACATGTAACCCGGCAGTCGAGTTTTGGTATCGCATATGCAAAGAATATGATGTCGAAAAGATATATCTGCCACAACGCAAATACTGGCAAGGAAAATATTACAGCAGCCTTTATTTCAACATAAACAAAGGAGCCTACAATGAAAATACTGTTTCTCAGCCCACATAAAGAACTTGCCGAATTTATCAAATCATATGGGGATGAAGTGCTCACCGTTACCGGCTCCCTGACGGCGGGCGCGGCTGACGGCAGCGATTTTATCATCAGCTACGAACACCCCGAACCGATCAGCGCGGAAACCGTCAACTTGGTGCACGGGCGCGCTATCAAGCTCCATCCGTCATATCTGCCCTGGAATAGGGGCTCCGACCCTAATTTTTGGAGCTTCATCGACAGAACGCCGAAGGGCGTTACCATCTGCTTTCTCGACGGCGGCCCGGACGCGGGCGATATCATAGCGCAACGGTATCTGAAATATGACTATGACACGGACACGCTTGCCACGTTCGCTGACAAGCTCACGGCTTGCCTTGAAGACCTGTTTAAAAAGACGTGGCACTATATACGCGACGGTCAAGCAAAGCGGTACCCGCAGACCACATGCCACAGCACAGAAGACAAGGCGCGTTATGAGCACCTATTAACCCTCGGCGCAGATACGCCGGTAAAAGACATAATAAGGGGGTGTAAAAATGACCATCAATCTAAAACTACCTGATGTTAAGCTGGAAGAGCTTAACGAGATCCTTGATAGGCTAACAAAAATTGAGTCCGGACTTTCAAACGGCGGCACGGTGTTTTTTAACGTTGATATTAACATAACTTAACAAGCAAAAAGGAGATATAACAATGTCAAAAATAATACTCGATTTCGGTTCCGCAAATTCTTGTCACAACGACAAGGCTTATATTAAGCGCATGTATGACGAACTAAAAGCGGTTGATACTGGTAAACATGAAGTCGTTATTAAATGGCAACTTTTTGAACGTGCCGGAGATAACCTTCCGCTTACGCATGAGACTTTCCAATACGCCTACGACTACGGCACAAAATTGGGATACAAGGTGACATCCAGTGTGTTTGATAAAGAATCGCTGGATTTTTTATTAGGGTTTGATGTACCGATGATAAAAATTGCAAATAACAGAAGCCTTGATTATTTAATTGGAGAAATACCACGCAAAATTCCGATCATTATTAGCCTTGGAGATCAAGATGAACCGAACTGCTGGTTAACTATCGATGTATGGATTAAGAGATTGGATGAACCACTATATTGCGTTTCAACTTATCCAGCTAAATACGATGATTATATAAAAAAGTTCTCACAAAACCAATTGCACCGTGGCATAAGCGATCATACAACTGACTTTTCTCTGTTCCGGAAGTTTGAACCCGAAATCATTGAATGGCACTACAAGCTTTCCGACTCAACGGGCCTTGATGCAGGCCCCTTCGCCCGCACGCCTGCGCAACTAAGCGAGGTTTTGTAATGGATTGGGCTGCGGCGTTTGGTTTTGCTATAATAATGCTCTATATAGCGGTGCAAATTCGTTCACTTATTAGCGCGTGGGAACTAAGCAGATTGTTTTTTTCATTTTTAATTATTGTTTGGGCGCTTGTTGATTATGGCATAATTAAATATTTGATAAACGAGGTAAATTAATGGATTGGATAAATAAAACAATATTAATCACAGGAATGACAGGCAGCTTTGGATCTAACTTTGCGAAATACCTGCTCAATAAACCTGTTAAAAAAGCAATATGCTACTCAAGGGGATGGTTAACTCAAAAGAATTTGCGCGACGAGCTGAACGATCCTCCAAACTTCCGCTGGTTTATCGGTGACATACGGGACAAGGATAGGCTTGTACGGGCGCTAAAAGACGTTGACATAGTGGTGCATACCGCGGCTATAAAAGACCTGCCGTCATGTGAATACAATCCAGACGAAACCATGAAAACCAACGTACAGGGCACCCAAAACGTAATTGACGCTTGCTTAGAACGTAAAGTTGGCAAGTGTCTTTTTATATCCACGGATAAAGCGGTAAATCCGATTAACACATATGGATGCAGTAAGGCTATGGCGGAGCGATTGTGGCTAAACGCCAATAAGTATTCAGCAAACGATGATATCCGTTTTTCGGTGTGCCGGTACGGGAACGTGTGGAAAAGTAATGGGAGTATTTTGCCGTGTTGGTTAAAATTAATTGAAAACGGAGCAAAATTGCTGCCGGTCACAGATGAACGAATGACCAGATTTCATTTTATGATGGATGATGCAGTAAAGTTTGTGGCGGATAGTTTGGATAAAATGCAAGGTGGTGAAACTTTTACGCCAGACTTGCCGAGTATTAGAATTGTTGATTTGGCCAAGGCGCTAAATATGCCATATAAAGTTGTCGGAATACGAGAGGGCGAAAAACTGCACGAGACTATGGGGCAATACAATGAATCCGGGTTAATTGACAGCGGAAACAACCCTTGGTTTTTGAGCGTGGACGAAATTAAGGAGACAATAGGTGATGGCGATTGTTAGAACTTAATAATCTTTATAACATGGACTGCATGACTGGTATGGTGCAGTTCCCAAACAATTACTTTGAACTTGCGATAGCCGATCCGCCTTATGGGATTGGAATTGATGGGCAAAAAGAACATTATGATACAAAAAACCCAAAGCATAGTCGGAAAGGCCACCTAAAAGAGGATTGGGATAACGAAATCCCAGACAGAGCATATTTTGATGAATTACGGCGCATTAGCCGAAATCAAATAATTTGGGGTGGAAATTATTTTGTTGAGCATCTAACCGAGGGGCATAAGGGATGGATAATATGGGATAAAGCGCAGCACGGATTAACAATGAGCGATTGCGAAATTGCATATTCAAGTTTCGACTGCCCGACTCGAATATGGACACAAAATAGAGTGATTTTATTACAAGAAGGGACAATCCACCCAACTCAAAAGCCTATAAAATTATATGAATGGTTGCTTGCCCATTACGCCAAACCTGGAGATAAAATCCTTGATACTCATGTCGGCAGCGCGTCAAGCCTCATAGCCTGCTACAATCTTAACTTTGATTATCTTGGCTTCGAAAAAAATAAAGACATATGGGAAATGGCGACCGACCGCGTTGATGCGGTAAAATCTCAAATGAGAATAATAATTTAGGAGATACATAATGAATCTTGACCCGAACATATATAAAAAGAATTACGCCGCGCTGCAAAAGCGCTACCCTGACTTAGCCCTGCTTCTGAGCATGGTGGAGATAAAGCGATACAAACTTGTAAAAGCCGACAACTGCATGGCAAACGTCATGGTTGACGGGCAATATTATTATCTTGGAAATCTTCCCCGGTACTGCGAGGAAAGTTTTAAGGGGCTAAAGTTAAAAAATGTTAAAATCCCCGTTTTCTGCGGCTTCGGCTTGGGTTACGAGATCCATTACTGGATGCAAACTAAAGCCAAAGAATATGCATCACAGGCCATTATCATATTTGAAAAAGACGTTGAATTATTCCAGTGCGCCATGAACGTTACCGATATCAGGCCGATAATCGAAAATCCGCACATCCACTTATTTGTCGGCCTGCCGCTTGAAAAGCTTTATCCGGTGCTGAGGCAGCATTTTGTAGATAACCTACAGGAGCTTTTAATGTGCGGCGCTACGCAGCCGGTGTTTTTATATCCGGCCATGCGGATGAACAAAGAATATTACATGCGCGTCGTACAGACCTATTTCGAAGCCGCTTATCACGCGATACAGAATTTTGGAAACTGCCCGGAAGACAGCCTGATCGGCCTTGAAAACATGCTGGACAATGTGGGAGAGATTGTCCGCAATCCGGGCATTAACCTGCTGTATGATAAATTCAAGGGCAAGCCTGCCGTGATTGTGGCGACCGGTCCGAGCCTGAAAAAAAACATGCACTTATTAAAAGGTCTGGAAGATAAGGCACTTATCATAGCCTGCGATTCCAGCCTTAAGTTGTTGATGCAAAACGGCATTAAGCCGCACATGGTGGCAAGCTTAGAGCGCGAGCATGAGGTGCAGCAATTCTTTGAGGGCTTTGAACCAGAGGATGTAAAAGACGTTTACATGACGGCCTGTCCGGTGCTGTATAATCATGTTTACGAGGCATACAACGGCCCTAAAATCATTGTATACAGAAATTTCGATCACTTCAAATGGCTTGAAATCGACAGGGGCATACTGAACATAAAATTGTCTTCTGCCAACATGGCGTTTAAGATTGCGGAGGCTTTGGGCTGCGACCCCATTATATTAGTCGGGCAGGATTTGGCATATGGCCCGGACGGAGAAACACATGCAACGAAAGTCCCGTTTTCGGCAGAGGGCGAAGCCATATTTGATGTAAAGGGTAACATAGCCGATATGGTCAAAACGAATTCCGGATGGTACAGCTTTTTAAAAGCATTTGAGGTGGACATAGCCGAGCACAGCGGAAGGGTAATCAACTGTACGGAGGGCGGCGCGTATATACCGGGCACAACGATAGCGCCGTTTCAGGACGCGATTGACAAATACATTACCAACATCATCAGCCCGCTTGATACAATCCACGAAAGCCTGCAAGCCTTTACGACCGCAGGGCAGGACATGGAGCGCCTGCGCGAACACATAGCAAAGACCGAAACGGACGTCAGGGCCATTATTGATTTATGCATTTTGGGCGCTGAGACTTGCAAAAAATATGAGCAAGAGCTAAAGGGTGAATTAACGCCGGAACGCCTGAACGAAATCCGCATCGAAATCATAACGCCGCGCCTAAAGCTACAGGCCGAATACGCCGACACCTTTCAGCAGTTTTTAATGCACGTTTGCCAGTCGGTGCATTTAAAATTCGAAATGGAGTGCGCTATGTTGCACACAAAACCGGCAGATATATTATTGCAATTTGTTGACTGGTATTCATACATAGGCGACATATCGGAAATCTGCTTGCAAAGTCTTGTAAAGTCAAAAGAAAAACTGTATGCAGGAATATAAAGAGGTTAAATGTCCACTGTGCGGACGGACGATGATTCACTATTTGAACGGAGATAACGCCACATACCGGATGCCTTGCCCACGATGCAAAGCGCTCATTATAATATATTCGGCAGGGCAAACGGCATTAATTGGCCAAACCAAAATATCCATAGAAGTTAATATTAAGCTATAGTGCCCCTTCGTGAGCCGTTCAACCTGTAAGTAATTCTTACGTGTTGGGCGGCTCATTTTTTATTGTCTGAATGGGGCGGTAATTTGGAACAGGCGCAAAAGGATTTGATAATCGAATATGCCTACAAGCAATGGGGAGACGATGCGGTAACGGTGCTGACCAGTTATCCTCTGACAGGGCCAAAGGGCTTGCGCCGCCTGTTGGGAGAACTGTATCCTGAATACTTTTGCAAAGCGTATATGCCGGATCAGTTTGAGCGGGAGTTTGGGGATTATGCGATAGAGTGGATGCATGACTGTAAATCCATATTGGAGGCTGGACAGCCGACAAAGGAAATCAGAATAGGGCCGAGAGGACACGCCAAAAGCACGATATGGACAGTTGGTATGCCAACATGGGCGACATGTTATAAAAAGCGTAGATATATCCTTTTCATTTCAGCAAACGAAGATACAAGCAGTAACTTTCTTGCAAAAAACAGAAACGCGCTTGAAAGCGCAGCAATAGTTGAAGATTTCGGAAACTTAAAAGGAAAGGTATGGAATAACTTAGAGCTTGAAACATCAACCGGAATAACGCTTGAATGCGCCGGATGGACAGCGGGAATTAGGGGCAAAAACAAAAGCCGCCGTCCAGATTGGGTTTTGTTCGATGATCTTGAAGATAAAAAGGTAATGGAATCACCAAGTTTGAGATCAAAATTAGACAAGGCATTCACCGATGAAATGTTAAAGCTTGGCGATTACGATACTATTTACATATACGTCGGTACTTTGCTTGCAGTTGACAGTTTGCTTGCAAAAACAATTAGAAAAGCTACATGGAAATACAAAATATATAAAAAAGTTGTGTCTTTCCCAAATGAAAACGGCGAAAAAATGTGGGAAGAATGGCGAAAACTATACAGAAATATATACAACGAAAACCGGATGGATGATGCCTATAATTTTTATCTGGAACACAAAGACGATATGTTGCGCGGCGTTAAAATGCTGTGGCCGGGTAAATATCCAGATGATTTGATGGTTTATAAAGGCGCTTACTACAACACTATGTTGGAGCGGGAAGAATCGGAAGATTCTTTTTGGCAGGAGGATCAGAACGAGCCGCGAAACTCCGACGATATGAAATTTAAGAACATACGGTATTGGGACAAATGGCCTGACAAGATAAAAAGCCTGAAGCTTGCTATTGACCCGTCAGAAGGCAAAAACGACAGCTCCGCGTATGTGTGCGGCGGTGAAATGAACGGCGGCTATTTTATCAAAGAGGGCAAGCTTGCAAAGCATGACCCTTATCAGCTAATGGAAGAAGTTGTCCGATTTGTAAAAGAGTACCCTGATATTGATGAAATCATTTTGGAAAGCAACCTGTTTAAAGACCTGCTAAAGTCTGAACTTATAAAAAAGCTTTGCGAAAACAACTGCTATCGAACCGTCACGCACAGGCACGCAAGCGAAAACAAGCACATTCGCATTATGAAAATGGAACCGGACATAAACGGTCAAAAGGTGTTTTTCAACGAAATCAATACAAATTTTAACGAACAGGTTAAGGGATACCACCAAAAAGCAGACCACGACGACGCGCCGGATGGTCTGCAAATCCTTATTTCAACGCTGAAAAAACCAAATTACTTTATGGCATAAACCAACATAGGCGGTGAGTAAATGAAGCTATCGGACAGAATGAGCCTGATAAAAGCGGGCATTATCGGCAAACAAAATGAAACTCTGATTAACATGGTACAGCGCTTTACGCCTATGTATGGCGAACCGCCGCGACGCTCAACCGAAGATTGGATTAACCTATATAACAAGTCTCCCAGGATGAATCCGGTACACCAGATAGCCTCTGACGTTGCGACGTCGGCATACGGCATATACAGTAAGGGCGATACGCGGAAAACAAACAAGCTCAGAGACAACGCGGTTGAAAAACTGTTAAAAACACCTACGGTGAACAAAACATTGACAGAATATGTATTGCTATACATAACAGAGGTTTATTTGCTTCTTCCGTCTGGTGAGGCGTTTTGGATCAAAGAGCGGAGTGGGGTGGGTAAAGTCACTCAGTTGTGGCCCGTGCCGCCCGGATGGGTAAATGAGATACCGAGCAAAAGCAAGGACTATTTTACCATTTATCCGCAGGGCAATATGCAATGCGAACCGATTCATGTGCCAACTTTTGATATGGTGTATTTTAAAAAGCCGGACGTTAACAATCCATATCTGCGCGGCATAGGTCGAGCAAACGGCATAGGCGACGAGATAGAAACCGACGAATATATGGCAAAGTATCAAAAGCGGTTTTTCTTCAACGACGCCGTCCCACAGATGGTTGGTATGATGCCGGGAGCGGATGAAGCAGGAGTCAAGCGTCAAAAAGAACTTTGGCAGCAGGAACACGGAGGATACAACAACAGCAATAAAGTTGCGTGGTTAAATTGGGATGCCAAATTCCAGCTTTTAAAAGAAACCAACAAAGACATGGACTTCATAGAATCCCGCAAATATTTGAGAGATACGGCCAATCAGCATTTCAGCATTCCACCTGAGTTGTTCGGTATACTTGAAAATTCAAACCGATCGACCATTGACGCGGCATATTATCTGTATACCAAAAACGTATTGCGCAAAGAGCTTAAATTTATAGACGATGTTTTAAACAGTCAGCTTATACCGGAAATCGACGGAAACGTATTGTTTGAGCATGACAATGTTGTACCCGAAGATGATGCTTTCAAGCTTCAAAAGGCGTCGGAAGGACTGAAAAACGGCGGCATATTGGTGGATGAGTGGCGGCAGTCAAACGGGTGGGAACCATTGCCAGACGGTAAAGGTCAAGTGCTTTACACTCCGCTCAACATGATACCGACAAGGCTTGATGGAACACCTGTTGTTTTACCGCAGGAAACCGCACAAGAAACCATGCCAACAGAACCCATTACACAGCCGACTAAATCAGCTAAAAGGCAGTTTTCACCGGAACAAAAAGCAAAAATGTGGGAAATCATTGACAAAGCGGCGGTCAAAAACGAACAGCATTTTGTCGACAATCTGAAACGCTATTTTCAGAGCCAGCAGGACAGGGTCGTTAACTCGCTGAGCAAGAGTGCAAAATCCATTACCGACAACCCGGAGGAACTGCTTGACTGGACAGAAGAAAATGGAAAGTTGTTTACAACCATGAAGCCCCTCTGGACGGCCTCGCTTAAAGAGGGCTTTGAAGCCACCAACGAAATGTATCAATTCGGCGTGAGTTTTGATGTGCTGAACCCTCGATTTTTGGACTGGATAGACAAAAACGGAGCCGAAGCGGTTAAAAACATCAACGACACGACAAAAGAAAAGCTGCGCACGACGCTATCCGAGGGAATAACAGACGGCGAGGGTATACCGAAATTAAAAAATCGCGTTTTAGGCGTTATGGGCGAAGCGAAAACCAGCAGAGCGGTTAAAATTGCCCGCACGGAAACACATAACACGGTCGTATCGGGAACGCATGAAACATATATAGCGGCAGGAGTGCTTAAACAGGAATGGCTTACGAC